GGCGTATTCAGGTCCTCCAGAATTTGAAGGATCGATCGCATCGAAGTAGATAGCGACATTACATAAACTCCAGGTTAAAGTTCGAGTCTGATCAGATGGTCAGACGGGAGCGTACCCGGCTGCGAAAGACGCTTTGAAGAGCGTCGACGCAATCAGGTTAGGGATCTGTGCTGCTGCTTCAGTAAGAGCAGTGCTAGGAACCCCCTGGGGCAACGTAATGATGCCTGTCGCAACGACACGATCACGGGCACTGTACAAACCAGTGTCGTTGGAAAGAACCGCGTACGGAAAGGTCGCCTCATAGGTAACCTGCCGAGCGCTTTTCGCTCCATTCCACTTGCTTGTCAGTTTGATCGACGAGCGCAGACCGACAGGAAGCGCGGCCGTATTGCCAGTGTCTTGACGCCATACCGCCGGGGAGCCATCGCCCCCTGCAGCGGAAACGTTATCGAAGACAATGTCAGTCGTGCCGTCGGACTTCTTGACGGTAATACTTGCCATAGTAGGCATGTGAACTCCTAAGAGCCTAGCGAATTAAGCTAGATTGATGAATGCCAATAACGAATTACTTGAGCCCCTGCAACAACAATGAAATTGCTGTGGTAGCGCGAGAAATCGAAGGAGGCTTGATTTTGCGAACCTCGAGGTTAACGCCACTCAGCGTAGTGGAACGATAACATCGCACGACGTCTTGTTGCCCCTGCGTAGACCAGAATTCCCCAGCGACCTTAGTTTCGCTGTAGTGGAACTTGGCTCCGTAAGAACAAAAGACGTCTTCGAGGGTCATGCCAGCAAAGTCCGTCAGCGAGGATAAAACATCTCCTACATTGACAAACCAATCGACGACGAAAGAAAACGGAACCAACTCCCACGCAACCAACAAAGGGTTATCAAGCCCCCATTGGTGTAACGTTTGAGACGGTCCCGGACGGAATGTGTTAATTCGGCAACCTTGAGTCGCATAGGTATAACCGAAAGAACGCCACGATAAAGTGACGCTCCCATCGATAAAACCCTTCTTCTCAAAGGCCTCACGCACACCCGCCCTTTCGTAAGCGAAGCTTTTCACTGGTGAGACAAGAACTTCAAGGCCATCATAGATGTCCTTAATGAGAGGTGTCCAACCAAAGTGAAACTCCAGCCAGTTATTTCCAGCAGATTTTAATGAGCTCACCCCTTTCGGGATAAACTTCATTCGAAGAGCAGAAGCTGCGTCTCCGAACCTGCCTTGTCTAACGGCTAGATAAGCTCGTGTAAGCGTAGTAGCAGTCGAACTAATCATGCTGACAGATTGGTTCGACTCAGCGAAATCAACGCCTGCACCTACCTTATCGTATATCTTAGCTCGCAATCTCTCATAAGAGAGGTTTAGGGCTGGGACATAGTCAGGGAGGGCATAGGACGGAAACCCCTCTGCATCGGATGGAACACTTGGCGAACCTGGACCGTTTCGGATCCACTTCGTTACGTGATTAGATTCCATCGAATAGGGAAGGACAAGTGAAAAAGGTTTAGCTTGACGGAAACGATGAGTACGCTCGTAGTAACGAGAATACGAATAACCGTGACCGTCAAACGCCTTGACCACTATATTCCTGAACCCTAAATCTGTGACTGGTGCTACCATCGACTCGCTCACATTCTATTTGAAAGGCTTTATAAACATCCAACCAAAGCTAAGGGGGTCACCCCGAGCGATGGAACAGGATATCCATACCACCATCTCAGACAGAAACCCACTTATGCAATTGGACAGGATTGATGTGCAAAATACGCAATACCCATTATCACGCCAAGCGTGATGATGACTAAAAGCGTAAGATTGTCATTCATATTCTCTCCTAATTCTCTAAGTGGTGAGTCCGCGTCTCTTTTTAAGAGTTACGGAACAAAGCCTAGTTGCTGTACCCTTTACAGGGACTAAGGCAGAGAAGGATCACTTTCTTCAGGGGAAGTATAACCATAAGCCGTCATGCGCTTGTAGGCATTTGCTTCAACGTCCTCGATGTAAGCGAGTTCACCCGGGGTTAGAACGTCACCGTTCGCAACCTTACGGAGAAACCAGCATAAATCACCGAGAACGCAGTTGACAAATGGACCTTCACGCATAGCACTCATGAAAAT